CTCGAAAGTCATGGTTCCTTTTTGGATTTCCAATGATAAATCGGCTTCAAGTTTTGCTTTTTCCTCGTCGTCAAGTTCAAGGTCAAGGTAAATGGCGAAATCGTGCATGTGCAGATTTTTCACAGATTCCAACACTTGTACCGACTGAGTGCCGATTTTCCTTGCGAAATCTTCTTTTAAATCAGAATATTTAAGCAAATCACCAACTCTGTACATAATAGCCTCAGCCATTCTCTTTGTGATGTCGCTTGCTCCTCTCAATATGTGTCTTGTCGCAATATTAGAATTCATTGCGGCCATTTTCTGAACACCAACCAAACTGTCCTTATCCGGAGTCGATGCGTCTGACATTTTGTTCAGTCCAATTACGTCGCGCATCTGATCCATGTACTGCATCTTCAACTGTGTAAGTGCGGTAAGTTTGGATAGTGAATCTCCTGTTCTTAATTCAGTGATAGGTTTCGAGAACATTTGGTCGCCTCCCGCATTGAAACTTCTTGCGAATATGCTACCTGTCTGGTCGAACATGTCAATCATATTCTGAACCGTAAGCACGTTTCCTCCGCCTAAATCAAGTTCAGCGATTGCATCGGGATCAATTATGTATCCGTCAGGCTTGATTTTCTGAATAATCTGCTCTGCCTTCAGTTCAAGGATATTCAGTTTGTCCTCTACAGGAATCATTCTGGCTACAGGTGAGTCAATGTATCCTCTTTCCTTGTTTGGCGCAACTCCTATGTATTGGTCGATTACTCTTTGCTTGTTCGACTTAGGACGTATCATGTTTTCGGCACACTCCCATTTAAGCATGATGTTTGTACCTAATACGTAAACACCTTCGAAAAGGATTTCTTCCTCTACAGCTACTCTCTTGAAGTCGTTTTTCTTCACGGACTTTTCGTCAAAATCGGCGTATGCCTTGCTGACTACTTTTTCACCTGTTTTCTTCTCCTTGATTTTGCTTGCACGACATCTTGTGGTCTTGTATGTGAAGTATAACAAGTGAGCTGTCCCCTTGATTCTTTCGTTCTCGGCGATAAGGTTGTAATCCCACCACGCATTGCTGCTTTCGGCTATCTGCGCTTTCTGCTCTGCGTACTTAGGCTCATTAAGCCATTGGAATTCCGTCAAAACTTCGCTTATAGGCACGGTCTTGTATTCACCGTGATAGAAACAGTCTCTGAAATAAGGATCGTCTGAATACGAGTGAACCTTGTTTTCAGGATTAACCCACTCCACGACTATTCCTCTTTCCGGAACAAATTTATGTTTTGCCCATGAAACCCCTAAAACTGTCAAATCCCTCTTTATAAGGGCATCAGTAGTGTCGTTGTATCTGTTTTCGGTCAGAACCTGGTCAATAGCCAACTCCTGAGCCATCTCGATTTCCTGCTTGTAGGTAAGGTTCATGTAAAGGTTAAGCTCCTCCTCTGTCTCAGGAAGCTCCTGAACCGGTGATTGGGATACGTCAACTCCGTACATTTCCTTTGCCTTGGCTATGAATTCCTTGGCGGCCATGTCTGTTTCGACAGCTTCCCGAAATTTCAGTCTCTTGTCGTAACCTGCAGGATCTATGGAAGTAGCCTTTATGGTATGTCCTCTGTCAACCATTCCGTTCACCACAATGTCAACCAGCTTTGGGATGATAGAAATAGGCTTCTTGGATAAGTTCAAAAATGACTTGTCCCCGTTTGCCTTAAAACTGTCAATGTATTTATCCATCGACTGCAGGCCCTTGGCGTACAATCGTCTTTCTATGAATTCCTGTCTTTGCGTATTGAACTTGGAATTAAGTACCCCACCGCTATTAGTGAAGCCGTAAAACCATTCGCTCGATATAGTTTGAGCAAGTCGAAGTCCCCAGTCCACCTTGCATTTTTCCTCATAAGGAGCCAACTGCGACGGGAACGACACATTTGCTCTTATTTTTACCTTGTTGTCACCGTCTGTCATTTTTGTGTAACTTTTTATTTAACAAAAGTATAAATTTTTTTTATAGTATTTTTTGTAAGTATCAAGTTTTTCTATATATACTAAAACGTCCGTATCTTGAATTCAAGCGGCTTTGACTGTTGCTGTACCGTGTATGACTTGCGGTTTACACAAAGCAAAGCGAGTCCTGAACTGATTGACGCATCATATTTGGTTCTTTTCTGAACATTGAATTGGGACCAATCCCTTAAAGTTTTGTTGAACGGCATTGATCCTATCTCTCCAGGCTCTCTAACGGCTACTATATCTTCTCCTTGATTATAGATTCCGACATATTTTTCTACATAGGTTTCGATGGCTGTCCAGTGCATGTTGATTACGTCCTCACTGTTTGACGGCAATCCTCCTAGCATCTTCTCAGTCGGCGACAATCTGTTTGCTGGCTTGTCAAAACGACTGACAGAAAACCCTCTGTATCCTCTGTTTTTGAAATGATAAAGTATCCTTGCCTTGTTACTCTCTATAAGTATCGGCATACCGTAGAAAACACAGGCCATAAGAGCGTCCTCAAAGAATATCTCTGCCGACTGTGGCCTTGCAACATATTCAAGAAAGAAGTGGTGGTTAGGAACGTCTTTCATTGTTACTCCCGTGACTCCGTGGATGGCTCCTTTAGAACCCAAGTCGTATTCCGAACCGTTCTCGGTGTTTACGAGCTGTGCGTCCTGAACTGCGTCAATATCGTAACTATCCGCGCCAAACCCTCCCAGATCGTCGTTCAACGGGTGTTTTGAGATTCCGCCAAAAGTGTTCGCCTTCATTGACCATCTGTTCCTGAGTTCTATCGGTGGTATCCAAGACAGTAAAAATCTTCCTTGCGAGTTTGGATTCCAAACCACTTCTGAATCTTTTATATTGTCCTTCCACGAGAAGTTCCCACGTACTAATCCGTTAGTAACGTCCATGTCGTTGTTGTGCGCTATCTGATCCGTTATTTTCTCCAAGTTGAACATACTTCCTTTAGATTCATCCCTGAAAGCATCGTCTATTGTAATCGGATCAAGTCTTCGGGCATTGTTAAGACCTTTTCCACCCATTTTTCTCGCTGACGCAAACTCATTTTCCAAATACTGAAGCGAACCGATTGTCATTTTTATTCCCTGAGCATTATAGAAGTGCTCTCCTTTGGCTACGTGTGTGTGACATACTCCGTATTTGTCAGTGTAATCCTCGTAGTTTAAGTGAGCTGGTAGGAAGTATGAATACAGTCCGGTAGCTGTCCTTCCGTTGTCATTCCTTGCCTTTACATTGGAGTTGTAATACAGGTTTTTGAATTCTTTTCCTCCTTTCTCGTGTGGATTTAAAGTTGAGCCAATAAAGGCTTTTCCTACAACTCTACCTCCCGTAACCATGGTGGGCTTGATATTAGCCCAATGGTCTTCGTAGTTGTTCGGCCTTTCCCATTTACCTGCCTCGTCACCAAGATACATTTTCAGTTTTTTGGAGTCATAGGCAAGTGTCGTGGTGTTTAACCAATCCGTCTTGGTGTTTAAGTAGTCATCGGTGGAGGTGTCTTTTTTTTTCTTGGCAATTTTGCTCGAATCCGAAACTTTACCGAATTCCATCTTGTTCCTGTCGTCAATCTTTCCTTTAACAACCGGTATGAAGAAGAACGGTAAATTCTGTACTCCATAGGAATATTTCAGGAATGCTTCCTGAGCATCGGAACCGGTCTTGGATGTCATCCCGAAAAGAGCATTCTTTTCAGAAGTGGAGAAATCATCAAGGTGGTCAAGTATTACTTCGGTAAATCCTGTTCTACGTCCTTTCACGAATAACATTCCTACCGAGCGAGGATCAACTATACACGCCAAGGCGAAATAATACATGTTCTGTTGCGCTTTCCTGAACTCCTTATAGCTACCCGTATCGAGCATCTGGATGTGTTGAAGTCCTTGGTAATGTGTGCCGGTAAGCCATTCAGGTTTTCCGTTGTTCATGAACCAAACTCCCTCGCGTCTTCTTTTGAATTCACCCATTATATAATCAGCATATTGGTCTTCAGTGTCAGGTGAAAGTCCTCTAGGTGGTTCAATCCTTCTCCAATATTGTTCCTCTTTCGGAAGGTTGCTGAAAAGTATTTCCTTCTTGTTCTTAGGCGGGACTGGTAATGCTATCCTGAGATTGTCAAGCTCTATGATTTCACCGACTGTTCCCTTTGGATCAAGTATGATTGCGTCATTTTTCTCGTCGTACCATTGTTTGTGATTGTCTTTTTTCGGGAAAAATTCCTGATTGGCAAACTTCTCAGGCCATCCCCTGCTGAATTCTCTTTGCTTCAAGTCAATCTTATCTGCTTCCAACTGCATTCTCAATTGGATAACCCCTGAGTTGATTTCTGCTATCGCCTTAAAAATTAGCGGTTTTGCTTTAGCAGCGATACCATGGCGTTCCGGATCGACCTCATTCGGATCAATATCCTTTCTCAGTGCCATACGAAGCACCTCAATCGAGTTTTCTCCGGCGTTAACCAAGTCCTGAACGTACTTTCGCAGTTTAGTATCTCTTGGTGCATTCAGGGAGTTTTGCCAGGTAAGTATAAGTTCCTTGGCCGATGCAAATGTGTCTATCTTGGAAGACATCACCGCCTGCAGTTTCTCACTTTTTACCTCCACAATATCGACATCAAAATTCAATACGTCGATACAGTTCGAAATCGCGTGTTCTATGTCGTTGCTTAAATTCTTCACAGTTATTTAGATTTGATTAAAATTGTATTCTTAACAAAAATAACAAAATATTATGGTTATTTTTGTAATG